ACAAGAGATATGCGTTATATGGATAAAAGGTATAAATTAGGAAAAACTCAAAATATATGTAGAAAAAGAAGAATGCGAAAAAAAAGGAAAACACAAAAAGGAGGAAAGAAGAAAAAGAAGGCACTTTCAAAAAATAAATATAAGAGGGCTTATCAGATAGAAGAAAGATTAAGACGTACTCGACAAAATACAGGACAGATTTCAACGCATCAACCACCGAGGCATTTAGATGTAGTAGCAGATACGGGAAGTACAAAATATTCATCTCCAATGACGGGTCCGTCAGCCGGTACAGGGGGTACTAGTATGACTGGTGGTAAAAAAAGATGGCGTACTAGAAGAAAGAAACTATAATATCAATGTTATTTTGGTATTATATGAAGATTGTATAACTAGAATCGAATATGATTCATATCGATGATGACAGAATTCTGAGGCAATGTAATATTATGATGTGTTAAGGGGTGATGATGGAAATGTAAAATTTTTTTATCAGGAAGCGAGTCTAAAAAGAGAATTAATTCATGTGTTGATATGTTTGTATTAATTTCTTCGAATACTATATAATTATTTAATTGAATTTGATTATAATTCTGAGTCATTAAATAACTTTTACCATTTCTTCCTGAGCCAACTAATATAATAGTTTTAACTTTATTTTCAATTAATTCTCTAAAAATATTTTTAACATGATTATAATTAGTTTTATTTAAAATAAAATTTTTTGATTCGTCTTTAATTTCTTCTTGTCGGTTCATATTATAAAATATAATTAATGATATGTCTCTAAATTTTTATTTTTATTTTATTAATATAAAATGAAAAAAATTTTATAAATTTATTTATTTAATTTTATAAAATTAAGTATATTTTATATGCATATTTGCATTATGCGTCTTCAGAAGTTTCCTTTTTCTTTTTACGTCGGACAACCTTTTTCTTTTTCTTAGGTGGAGATGGTGGTTCTGCCTCTTGTTCCTCATCTTCATCATCATCATCCTCATCATCATCATCATCATCCTCCTGAGCAGCATTTACCTCTTCCTCAACCTCTTGGCGAATTTGTTCCTGATCCTTTTCCTTTTCCTCATTGGCAACAGATTTAAGAAACTCTTCATCATCACTATCATCTTCAATAGCACAAATACCACTTCCTACAAGGCGAGTAGGCGGACGAGTATTCATCTGGAGCATTTGCCATGTGCAACCAAATTTTCCACCTACAAACCAGAGACCATTGCATCGAATGAGTCCCTTAATATGAGATCCCTTAGGAATAAAATCTTGTGGAGTTGCAGAATTATCTTGATTCGGTGCCTGATTTCCAGCACCTTCTTTACCGTAGGCAGGAGGAAGATAGAGTGGCTTCTTTTTTGTATCGTATACTTCGACATTAAATCTCCCCTCCCAAAAAGGAACCTTCAACTTAAGTGTCGGATTGCGACTAAGGTCAGGCTCACCACTCTCTTTATCCTTAGGATATTTAAGAATTGGATACATAAGAGCATCAACAACATCATAAGTCATTTTCTTTCCAAACCATTTTTTAGAATTTTTTACAGCATCATTCTTAATTTTTTCCTCAAAAGCCTTCATCTCATCAAGAAATGAGACCTGAGTATCACTCTTATGAGGATCAAACTGAAGAGATGCATCATACTTGCATCGTCCTGTATTCTCATCCTCCCACTTGTTAACACCCCATGTAAGCATATAAGGAATCTGAATATTCAAAGGCTGACCCTTAAATTTAATTCTCACAGATTTGCCACCACGACTATCAACAACAGGCTCGTCATAAGTGTGAAGGGAACCGTCAAAGTTTCTTGCTTTCGTAATCATACTAGTCATCTCAATATAGTTTAATATCTTTAAGATCTTTTTAAATCAATTTTCATATGTTTTAAAAAGTCAGAGAACAATCTATGATAGATATATAAAAAAAAACAATTAAAGTCTTACCTATATACATAAGTAAATATGCTTCAAAATATTATATCTAATAAAAATAAGAAAATTAAATATTATAAAAAGAAAAAGAAACGAAATATAAGTTTTAAAAGTTACATAAAAACTTTATACTGCGATGTACATGAAATTATGCGGAAAAAAAGAAAAAAAGTATCTCAAGATGATTTTCAAATACTTCAATTTTCCCAATACAATAATATAATACAAAAGAATTATAATGTTCAACAATTAAAAAAGATTTGTAAACATTATAAACAAAAATCAAGTGGAAATAAAAAAGAATTAAATAATACTTGTTACAATATTTTAAGGTTATCTTTTTTCGTTCAAAAAATTCAAACAATATTTAGAGGGCATATGGTTAGATATTTAAATAAACTAAAAGGACCTGCATTTATAAATAGAAAATGTACTAATGAAACAGATTTTTTTACATTAGAAGATATTAAAGATGTCAATGATTCACAGTTTTTTAGTTATAAAGATAAAGACAATTTTATTTATGGATTTGATATATGTTCATTGTATAATTTAATTGTTGTTGAAAAAATGGACAAGATAAACCCTTATAATAGAAAAGAATTGCCAAAAAATATTATTGAAAATATGAAATCTATTAATCAAATATCAAAGATTTTAGGATATAAATTAAATATAACAATTGACAATACAATTGATGATTTGTCTCAAGTAAAAAAAATAGGGTTAAAAGCATTAGAAATATTTCAAAAAATAGATGAATTAGGTTTTATTACAAATCCTCAATGGTTTTTAAATCTTAGTAGAGGTAGATTAAGAACATTCCTACATGAATTAATGGATATATGGAACTATAGGGCGCAATTATCTCAAGAAACTAAAAGGAAAGTTGAACCACTCAGGGGAAATCCCTTTTACAATTACCAAATCCAACTTATTTTATCACAAGAAAAAGAACAAATTCAAAAAAAATTATTAGAAATTATTGAAATATTTATTTCTCGCGGAGAAACTAGAGAAGATAGATCTTTAGGTGTTTATTATGTACTAGGGGCTCTTACAATGGTTAGTATTAATGCAGCGAACTCATTACCATGGTTGTATGAATCTTTTGCGATATTTCAACAAAATTAATATAATCTAACAGCATATGTGCTGCCAAATTATATATAATATAATATATATTTTGATAAAGGACTTAAAAAGGAATGACATAACTATGTTATAAGATGGTAAAGAAAACATCCAAGACGAAAACTAAGGCTAAAACTACTAAGAATAGTGCCACCCCCGCCGCTCCTGCTGTTCAGGTCTCTGATCAAAAAGTAGCAGCCCCTGTTGCTCCTGCTGCTTCGACAGAGCCAACTCTTCATGATCAGTTCACTGGACTTTTGGCACAGTTGACTGCTCTCCGTTCTCAACTTACTAGTGTTACTAGTCATGTTAGGTCTCTTTCTAAGAAGACTGAGCGTGAACTTAAGGCTGCTCACAAGGCAGGTAAGAAAAATAAAAGAAAAGGAAACCGTGCTCCTAGTGGATTTGTTAAGCCAACTAAAATCAGTTCTGAACTCGCTAATTTTCTCGGAAAAGCCAAAGGTACTGAGATGGCCCGCACTTCTGTAACTCGTGAGATTAATTCTTACATTCGTGAGCATAAACTTCAGGATCCTAAGAATGGTCGCCGCATCCTTGCCGACACCAAACTCCGCAAACTTCTTAAACTTAAGAAAGACGATGAACTTACATACTTTAACCTTCAGAGATATATGAGTCCTCATTTCGCCAAAGCAGTTAAGACAGTTAAATCTGCATAGAACTTTTAAAAAAAGTTCTCAAAAAACAAGAAAGAACTTTTAAAAAAAGTTCTCAAAATTAAAAAATTAATTTAATAAAAATCTAGTATATTTAAAATTTTTATTAAATAATGAATATTTCAAATACTTAATTCAAAGTATCATATAAAATTGAATTAAGTATTACTAACAATAATATTAGTATATTTAATTATGGAAGTTTTAAAAAATAATAGCAGAAAAACAACAACTGTCGTAATAACAAATATAGTAAAAGGCTATAATTGTACATTCTGTATTAATATTTCCGACGAAGTATGGTCTGATATAAATAACAATATATCGTGCTGCAGGTGTTGTTGGAATAATAATCCCATAGTTGCTCGAGCCATTATGGGAAAATCTTTTATTCCTAATAATATTATTTAAACTACAAATGTAGTTTTAATTCCCTTATGATCTGTTTCATCTATTGTTCCAAATAACTCATATTTCTTTACAGAAATATCTCCTTTTATAAAAAAATAATCAATACATTTTGTTAAATTATCAACAGGAAATGTAAATAAATTTTTTTTATGTATTATTTCACAACAACTTTTATATCCCGAATTCTTTAAATACTTAACAACACTTGATTTGGGCAGTGAATTAAAATCTCCACATAAAATAACATTTTGATTATCTTTAAAAAATTCTATAATTTTTTTAATTTCTCTCCTTCGTTTATTTTTCTGGTACTCTCTATTACCTGGAGTTAAATGTATATTTACCAATATTATTTTTTTTTTATTATATACAAAATCTAAATATTGTATAGTCCTTCCTACATATTTGCATTTTAGTTTACATTGAATTTTTGGATTTATAATACTTAACATTCCAATAAATGCCCATTGTCCTGCAAAAATAATTGGACAACACAAAACCAATACAATTATTGCAAATGGATGATTAAAATATAATCTTTTTATATCCTCTCCAAAATAACTATTAACCAATGTACACAAATACAATAGTTTATCCATAATTTTTTCAAAACAAAAAATTACAAAATCTTTATATCTGGGAAAATATTTTTTTAAAATATTATAAATATATTCTTTCTCTAAAAACATTTCCTGACTAGCAAAATATTTTAAATCGGTACCTTTTAAACAATTATATATTGTTGTAAATGTATCAGAAAAAGGTAATGTAGCCTCCTGTAAACAAATAATATCTGTTGTTTTTTGTTCTTCTTGTAATCTATTATTTATATTTATTAATCTATTTGACCAGTTATCGTGAATAAAATTTACATTCCATGAAATAACATTTAAATCCATTAATATGTCATTTTATTTAAAAAAATTAATAATAACATAATTTTATGGTATTTATTAAAACTTACGCTAATACTAAAAATCTTTCGTCTTCACTCAGTAAATTTAATATTGACTCCTTATCATATCTTGTATTTTTTATTATAAAATATTTATAATTGCCTAATTCATTATTATTAATAGTAAATAAATCCATAGTTTTTTGAATATCTTCTTCTTCCAGATTTTGTAAATTATTATGAGTTTTAAGCCATTCAAACCATGTTATTTGTCTTTTTTTTCTATTAAATTTTTGAAATAATGCATAGTAGTAAAATATATTTTTACTATTTTTTAAATAATCATTCCCTGATAATGTACACAAAAGTTTAAAATTATGCGAATCAATATTTAGTTTATTCAAAATCTTTTTATAATTAAATATTATACATGTATGACTTATAAGGCTAAGATATCGTATTACATTTAATGATCCATAAGCAAACAAATCCATATCTTCACTTAAAACTGCATATACTTTCTTTTTTACGACTAATGAAGCACACAATCTATCTGCTTCCCCTATTGCTTGTATATATTTAATACCGTAATTATCTAATAAATTCTTAACCTTCTCTATATCATCCCATTTAATTTTTGTTAATGTTCTTTTTAATTTATATAATTGTGTTTTTTCTTTCTCGGTTAATTCTTTTTTTTCTTTTAGTTTATCATACAAAACCCATTTATTATAACGATCTTTTCTTCTATGTATAATTTCCTCTTTTTTTTCATCACCGGGTTTCCCGTCAAATACAAATATAATATCAATATTATATTGGCGAAATATTGAACACATCAAAAACAAATTTTCTAGAAGTGCTTCATTACACTTAAATCTATATAAATAAATGCTTGCATCTATACACAGTTTCTTGCCATATAATTCTGACAAATGAACCGTTTTTGTTACATCACTACATTCCTGTTTTAACAATTTTGACAATAGTTTGATCCCCATTTGTTGGTGTATTATATCTATCAATAAACTAGATATAATATTTTCAATTTTATAAAAATGTATGAATTAACTCAAATATTATAATCACAAATCGTCATTTTCATTGTTTCTAGTATTTCTTTATCATTTTTCTCATCAAATCCTTCGAACTGTATTTCCATTAATTTTATTATTTTACTAATATATTTTGATTTATAGTATTTTTTTATAAATTTAAAAAATTTATTAAATAAAATTTCACTACTGTCAAAATTAAGAGTATTTGTATTATTTAAATTACACCAAATTATAAATTCGTCACTATATTGTAATAACATCATTTTAAGAATATAATAGCAAAAAAAGTTTGTTTTCTCCTTATAAAGAATATTCCTATAACTTTGACTTATTTTATCCTGCTTCCACAATGATTCATATTTTAAATTCATAAAATCCAAAGTTTTAACTACCTGATATAGTGAAAAAATTTTTTCTATATAAATAGAAAATTCTAAATATAAAATAAAATCATCGAAGTTATCTTTTTTTTTTAAAAAGGAATACGAACAAAAACAACTATTAATAATACACGCCCAAAATTCACAATATGTTTCACTAATTAAAAACTCACTCTTAATATCAAATAAAGTTGATAGATTATGTTTTAGTTTATTATAATTCATTAATGAAAAATCCAAACACAATGAATGAAATAATTCATGAATCAATGTTTTTTTCCATTCTTCATTTCTATATATAAGTAATTCACCTGATCTTGCACATGCAAATGTTACTGCACTATTACAATTATCAGGACCCAATATATCTATACTATTTTGAGGTAATTTTTTTTTTATTGGAGTTAAAAATAAAAAAATATCTAACGTTTTAACTGTTTCTTTTTGACGATATAAATTGCAAAAACGAACTATTTTTAATGCATGTAATAACGTTTTTTCTAATTTTTTTAAATTGTTAAACTCGCTTTTGTTAAATATAGCATAATTAATTTTTACCTGTAGATTTGATATATTTGTAACTAACGTAAATATTCCCTGAATATTATTATTTATATAATCATAGCAATTTTTATCAACAAAATTACTTTTAAATAATTCTTTTTTAGAAATTTGACTTAAATTTGATATTTCTTTTACTTCAAATGTTATCTTATTTTTTTTATATAAAAATTTTACATATTTATCAGTAATTAAAATATCATTATGAATAATTTTAAAAACTTTATCACATTTTGATTGAGTTTTTATAGTGCGTTTTTTTGAGTATGTATCTATATCATTTAAAAAATAATCTATAAATTTTTCACTATTTTTTGTAAAAACCATAATATATATTTATATACATATTTATTTAAACGTATATCTAATATTTTAATTCTTCTTTTATTATTTAATTCTTATTTTTGAATTCACTTTTTATTTTTTTTAAGTCGATGTCTTATTCTCATAGTATCATAAAATACAACATTTGGTGGTCTATCTGCTTTACTTTTACGTGATGAAACATAATGAACTAATTTTGCATCTTTTGTTGCCAAAAGTACCTGACGAGAGATATTATCTTGTTGATATTTTGCCATTTGACCCTTTTCCATAACTCTCTCATTATTATTATCATCAAAGAAATCATCATCCATAACAACATTCTTTGGTCTAAATTTCTTTCCTGAAATCTTACCTGTTTTACCTCCTGCACCCAATGCCTTTTTAGGATCATCCATAATTTGAGAACCCGAATCAATTGCAAAAAGCCTGTAATAATCAGGATGATTCTTTTTGAATTTATTTGCATGATACCAATGTTCTACTGATGCCCATTTTAATCCATCCAACTCAAATAATGGAACAACCTCACCATCTCTTTTAGATTTCATATAGAAATTTGATAATACCTTTCTCCAGGACCCCATTTTTGCTAACTCATTAAATTCCATCAATCTTTCATCAGGAATAATCTCTCCCTTTCCTCTTCCCGGTTTCTTATTTGCAGATTTTGAATAAAATGTAAATACTGTATTATCATTAAATAAATTTTGGTCTTCTGGAGTTTTAGTAGGTTGCATTTCTACTTCTTCGTCTTCTAATGACATTCCTAGTTTTTCTTTAACTTCTTCAATTTTACTTTGTTTATCCTCACTTTTTTTATTTAATGATTCCAAAAAATCCTCTTTTTTTCCTTCTGAAGGATGTTTACTTACATCAACCGTATCGCCTATAAGTTTTGCAAATTTTGGTATATAATTATAAATAGATTTACCACTAGATTTCATACATTGTTCTGTCAACATAGTTTTTAATTTATATGGTATCTCATGAAATCTAAATATCTTCTTATTTTTATACATAATCAGTTTATAGTGATTACCATTATGTTCTGCAATAATATAATATTTGGGTTTAAAATATCCTCGGTCTTCTATTTCTTTTGGTGTGAAACTACCACAATTTATAACTTTTGAATATTGCCCTTTACTATAAAATTCACTAGATAAAACAATTATCTTTGTATTAATCAATATCTCCAATTTTGGAATAGCCCACCCATCAGCCCAAAAATCACAACTTAACATAAATGATTTAAGTTCGTCCAATGTTTTAATATTTTTCATCCATTCTACATCTTTAATATTTTGCTTAACATATGTTAATTCTGTTTGAAATTTTTCTAATTTGGTTTTTACTACCGAATGTTCTTCTTTCGTTTTTCTTGCTGTTTTTGTCAATGACTTCAATGTTGTTCTATCTTTCTCTTTCTTTGTTTTTTTCTTAATAGATTTATATTTTGATGTTAAGTCTTTTTTTTTACTTTTTAAAGTAGGAATCTGTTGTCTCAAATCACGATATTCTGCCATATACATATCATATCTTGATTTGTAATTATCAAACTGCTCCTTTGTAACATTATCAGACAAAAATTGTCTTAATTTATCTACAGTAGCATTTACACCTATACTTTTAAAAGCATTCCTTATTACATAAAAAAAACAACTACCATCTGCGGACACATTTTCTATTTTATAATTATTGTTTTGCATAAATTGTTGTATCCATTGAGATTCACCAGTCTCAGGTTTTTTATATCCTTTTCTATCTTTTTTATCTTGTTTTTCTGTTTCTCCTACTTGTAAAAAATCATCATCATCCCTATTATCTTCAATATCTAACTCTACAAGTAATCTAGATG